TGGATTAGCACTACTAAACCTGATCAGAAATTAACTAAGGTTGATGTCTATGTTCAAGATGGTAAGGCTTATGACTGCAAGGTGGAAGCAACTACTACTGATGAAAGAACAACTTTAATTAATAGTCAGTGGTCAAATATAAGAGAAGAAAGGGATGAAAAACTAAAAGAAACTGATTGGAGAGCTATAAGAGCATCAGAGACAGGAGTTGCTATGTCTACAGAATGGCTAGATTATAGAAAGTCTTTGCGTGATTTACCCTCTACACAATCTGACCCTTTCGCTATAACATGGCCTACAGAGCCCTCTTAACTTATGTCTACACAAGAAAAACTTCACGAAGAAGAAGCAACAGTAAAACCATTAATAGAAGAATTTAACGAAACAGCAGAAGTACAACAAAAACGCTTACAGGTGATTACTAAAGCACAAACTAGAATTGAATTATTAAAGGAGTTAATTAAAGAAGAAGAAGGTTAAACTATAACTATAAAAGGATTTTTAAATCATGACTGTAACTTCCACTTGGTCAATTAATGAACCTAATGTCAAATCCGATAAGTCGGATGGATTTATAAAAGAACTGGTCTACAGGGTTGATGGGGTAGATGATACTACGAATACAACGTATCGCTCAACCGGATCAGTTCAATTTACAAAGCCTTCTCCACTTCCATCAGAATTTATTGCATTTGAATCTGTAACGAAGGAAAATGCAATTGCTTGGGTTAAGGCTGCTTTAGGTAGTGATCAAGTGGCGGCAACAGAAGCAAACATAGCCACACAGATTGGACTGATTGATAACCCTACAGAAAAGCTTGGTGCTCCTACTTCTTGGTAAGTTTTGGAATTAACCTACGTCTGGACAATCACGAAAGAAGTGCATGACATCAGTGATGGGTTTATACATACCCTTCACTGGCGTTGTACTGGCACGAATGAATCAGGGCTTTCATCAAATATTTTCGAGTCAACCCAGTTAGATAGACCATTATCTTTAGTTGATTACGATACCTTCAATAAGCAAGCCACGCTTGTATCTGCGTTAAAAAATCAGCTAGGAAGTGCGGAAGTAGCTAAGATTGAATCAGCCATCAAGTGCCGTTTAATGTCTTTAAGCGAAACCCTAACGGTGGCAAGTAGCTTGCCTCCTTCTTGAATATGATTAAAATTTTAACTTACATTAATTTCGCTGTCTTTTTATTAGGTGCGGCGGGATTAGGTGGTGCTTACATCTACAGATCAAAAATATTTGATGCTGTAATGAGTGAAGTACAAAAAGAGATTCCTGCAATGATTGAAGGATTAATGCCTGAATTACCTTCAAGCACAGGAGTGGATTTACCTTTCTGATGTTCAAATCTAGCTCTCAACTTTTATCCGTAGTCTTAGGAATTGGATTGATAGGAAGCAATATGTTTAGCCTTTTTATTTTGGCGAAAAAAGATAATGGAGGTATACCAACAAATCTTGCGACTTTACCTCATACGCCTTACTCGTCAGTGCAGATAAGAAGTGAAAAAGAAGGTGATAAACATCATTGGTCATTTGCTACGAGACAGCACGATCCAAAAACAATGCTTGCTTATGAAACTTCAGAAAAACCTACTTTTTCTGGCAAGATGAAAACAAAACATATCCATAAAGAATCAATTGCTCAAGCTTCTATTTTTCCAAGAGGTGAAGGGGGGAAATTAACACAAGCTCAGATCTTATGTATAGAGAAAAGCGCCCAAGCGTCTAGCAATGGTCAACTAATAGCGGATAGCGCATCTGTTCAAATCACGCCTGCCATTACTGGGATACCTATAATCGGGCCAGTATTGGCGGGTATTTTCTTTGGACAAGCAAGGAAGCAAGCTGCTCAAATTGCTAGTGATATAGCTCTAGATTTCAATGATTGCTGATGAGATTTCTTTTAAATGCAATTGGTTCTTTATTTGTTTACCGTAGCCCTGAACCATTCGAAGGATTTAAGACATTTCTAAGGTATCGAACTTGTAGAGAATTAAGACCGTTAGCAGGAACAAAGAGCCATTACAATAAAACGATTTTAATTAATATGATTATGGATGAGATAAATGACAGAGATCAAAATTCCTAAAGTAAAAGTTCCTGAAGTCACTGTTGTTGATATACCGTTCCAGTCTCCTTATCCATCATTACAAGGTCAGATTCCTGGTTGCGTCTATGGACATCGCGACGCACAAAGAAACCCTTCCTTGGTCTGGGGCGACAACAATGGCAGGACTACAGCTTGCCCTGATGGGCAGATTCCAAGTTATATACCGATGAAATTTAATTCGTCAGAAATACAACTGGAAGTAGTACCGCCAAAGCAGGAGGAAGAAGAACAACAAGAAGAAAAACAAACTCCGAAAATTCCTGCAAACTTACCAATTCAGAACGAAGAGAATAAAGAAGAGCCATGCCCAAGACCTGATGATTTTCCCTTGTTTAGCAAAAACAAGATGCAGACACACAGAATTGTTGGATATGAAAAAGTTAACGGTGAGTGTAAACAGATATTAGAGTTATTGATGCCTTTAGATGTAGTGAATAACTACATTCCTGCTCCTTCTTTAATTGCATCTACTTCTATTGTTGTTACAACTGGTGTAGTTGCTGGTGCGTTAGCTAAAGACTATTTATTAAAAGCAATTAAACCAACAATCAAAAAGATTAGTAAGAAAATAGCTGCTGCTAGAGGTAAAACTAAGGTGCTTTCTACTTCTGAACGGCGGAATGAACAACGGGCGCTACGGAAATAGAATGTGTATGTGGATCAGGTTTTTCTCTAACCATCTCTACTTTGATCCCTTCACAAGAGACTGCATACTTGCCAACAAAAGTAGCTCCTGTTCTAGCCTGCGCCGCACAAATTTTGAGCCGATTTAGCTCAATAGATAATTTAGTTTGAGTAATTAATAATTGTTGAGCTTCTATATTTGTTTTGACTGCCTTTAAACAAGAGTCTTGGAAGCGATTATCTAATGGTATTTGTATTGACATTGTTACACCCCAATTAAAAGTATGAGTGTCTTGCTGATAACGATTTTGAGTGTTTACATAATCAATTTGTCCTGGATACATCAAAGAACCGTCATCATTCTTTTGATCGTTATAAATATTTTGATGGGTTTGACTATACCAAGGTGTTGCAAAATTTCGGCCTTGAGTAACAAATGGAGTTACAGCTAATGAAGTTTGAGAGCATGTAATTCCTTGTGAATATCTATTAACTGGATAACCTCCATTGTTTATCATATAGCCATTATTTTGAACCGTACCACTAGAACTACTTGAAGGCGATGCAACCACTGTTGAAGCGTAGATTGGGGTTCCTATTATTGCATTTATTGAGAAAAGACAGACAAGACTTCTTGCCGTGTTTCTGATTCTATTGTTCTCTCTACTAAACTTGTAGCATCTAGACCAGGGGCCGTGAAATTTTCTAAAATTGAGAACTGTTGACCTTCGTTTACTATTTCCCATTGTGGTTTGTGTTCAAGTTTTGGTGATACCCAAGAAAAAGAGATTCCATCCACTGTTTGATTGTTTGTAAATTGTGCATCGGGTGAAATTGGAACATCATTTCGAGTTTTTATGTTATGGCCCTGAACACTATAAGAATATCCTGTCTTTAGATTATGAGTTAAAATACGCTCCACAATTATTGACTTTGAAACGCTTGAACTTTCCATGACTCCTGATGTAAACCGAGGAACAATCGGGGCTGCTATTGTAGAAATAGGAAGAGCAAAAGTAATTAAAAATGCTTTCCATAATCCTGTCATGTCAATCTATTTCAATAGTCGAAGTAGTCTGAAGTGTGGCCGTAGTGCCAGCCCCTCCAGCAGTTATCGACATACTTCCGTGCCCACTGTCTAATGCTCCTGCTAATGAGCCTGCAACTCCTCCTGAGTTAACTGTTTGATCCCCAAACGTCACCAGGGACGGTACGACCCCACTCGTAACAGTGGTAGAAAGCAATGCAGGGATAGCATCGGCTTGGATATAAGTTTCTTGTACTGACCAATTATCACCAGCGTTTGTTACTGAGAATGACGTGTCATAATCAACCGTCGGAACCCCGCTGGTTATCCCTGAATCAGACAAATCAAGGCTGCCGATAGCATTAGCAACAGAATTTGCACTTGGGGTCACGTTCGTTCCTTGTGCTGAAATCGTACTACCCACACGCTTAGAGACACTGTTGGCCTGTTCAACTTTTAGGCTGACAACTGATTGAAGGGTGTGGGTGACATCAGCCCTTGCGGGCGTAACTAGGAGGAAAAGAAGAGGAATTAAGCGTTTCATTCGGTCAAGCGGCTTGTCTGCGGATCTGCAGTTTTATTAGTGAGCTTGTCAACTTTTGGTTCGACAGGCACTAATTTAACTGGTGTCTCGATTCTAATAAGTTGGGTGTTACCAATGAGTTCTTTTAGTTCTTCTTTTGGATCGTTACCGTTTTTAGCTGCTGGCTTATCACCTTTCTGAGTTATATTTGCGCCAAAAGTTGAACTAAGTCCGACAAATATTGAAGCTATGAAAGTCGGATCTATCTTCTGTTGAGGAATGCCAAGTTTACTTAAATCTAGATACGATAATGACAGCATTAATGTCGCCCAGATCAATAAAAGCAACCTGACCCCTAGTCCGACATATTCAAACTGCTCATCTCGATCAGGAATCTTTTCCTGTAGTTTCTGAAGAATGTTTTTATTAGTTGGCTTTGGCTCTTGGCTTGGTGTTTCAGTCATAAAAAATTAGAAACAATAGTTTAAGATTACATCTAAAAAGGGAAACATGCCTCAAGAACTACTAGCAGCACTTGTAGGGGCCACCATGTCTGCTTTATTAATGGTCTTATCTAATAGAACAAATAAAAGACAATCTGATATTCGTGAAATATTTCAT